CTCGCCACCATGCTTCTCAATCTACCCTTCAGCTCTTCATAGATTCTTCTCTTACTGTTCAAGAACCTCTCTGTTCTTTTGTTTGGAGGGATCACCTTCTTTTCTTTCAAATCTCTTTTTTTGCTTTTTGACATGTTGCTTAAATCATCAGAAGAGGACATGTTGTTTTGAAAATTATTATTATTGTTGTTTCCCTGATCTTTATCAAAAGGAGAAGGGTTTCTCTTGAAATCAGATCTTGGGGCTAACACCTTAACTTCTCTTTCATTGATCTCTGACCTTCTCTCATCTATCAGGGCCATTAGATTGTCTAGATCACCTAGTTTTTTTCTAGAAAGTTCTCCAAGCTTATCAATCGACTTCCTTAGCAGATCTTCGTTCATTAGAAGTTCTTTTGACAAACCACCAAACTTCCTCTCTATGTTCATCATCTCGGACATCTTGTCCCCTTTTATGACTGATGTCTCGATCCTATTGTTTACCCTCCCGTCTAAGTACCTGCCCACATCGCTGTGTGATAAAGCAATCTTCTTTTTGAGAGAATGTGCATACTTCTCATCCTGAACCCTTATGGTGTCCCAAAGATTCTTATTTTGATTAAGTAATGAGAAAAGGCAACTGTACATGCTCTTCAGAACCAATGCAGTATTTTCATCTAGTTGTCTCTCTGACAAATAACCATCAGTCCCCACTTCTAAGCCGCCTAACTCATAATCACAGTTATTCAGAGGGCCTAAGTCACTTATTGTCTTAACCATCTGAATCAGATACAACCTAAGGGATGATTCTTCCACTGTCTTTCTCTTTATTCCACTCCATTGAGTTTTCACATCTCCTATATAGACCTTTCTCCTCTGTTCTCCATCCTTGTCTAAATAGAAGGCATCTGCAAAGATGTCTGGTGTCTTTCTCATCTGAGAGTTCATCTTTACGACCTCTTTTGTATGAAGATCCACATCACCTCTTGATCCTGGCACTACTAAATTCAAAACTGAATCATGGAACAACCTTTGAATATCTTGTCCGGTGGCATTTCTAGGAATTATTGTTTTCAGACCATTATAATTCAATACCCAATCGTTTGTCTCTGTAGTTATCAAGCTCACTGTAGGGGAAAAGCCTCTTGGGAATGGCCTAAAAATCATTTGTTCTGGTCTGTAGACCCATTTCTTTTGTCTGTCTTCTG